TATTCTTGCTCACTGCAACGAATCTGAATGGAATCGTTTTAAGTCCGAGCATACTAACGAAGCAATCCTCGATCGTGTCGTCAAAATCAATGTCCCATACTGTCTCGAATTGAACGAAGAGATAAAGATCTACAAAAAGATTCTTAAAAGATCAGACTTCAAAGCACACATTGCGCCTCATACCATCAAGGTAGCATCGATGTTCTCGGTAATGTCTCGATTGAAGAAGTCTGGTAAGTGTGACGTGCTTACGAAGATGAAGATCTACAATGGTGAAGAGGTGATTGAGAAAGGTAGAGTCAAGAATATCGACATCAACGATCTCAGAGAAGAGCATCGAGAAGAAGGCATGACGGGCATTTCCACACGCTTTATCATGAAGTCGATTGATCATGCCTTAGTGATGAGTGAAAACCATTGTGTCACGCCTATCGGCGTAATGAAATCGATCACCAAGATGGTGAAAGAACAAATTGTCGATGAAGACACAAGAGAAAAATGCTTGGAGCTTATTCAGAACGTTGTCCGCGAGGAATACTTAAAGATTCTGGAAACAGAAATCGCCAAAGCCTTCATCACTGCGTACGAGGAACAAGCTCAGTCATTATTTGACACATACCTCGACAACGCAGAGGCGTACACTACGAAGCAGAAGATGAAGTGTAAGACTACGAAAGAGGAAAGAGAACCTGATGAAAGGTTTATGAAGTCCATCGAGGAACTCATCGGTATCACGGGATCTTCTCGACAAGGTTTCCGTTCAGATGTCACAGCGTACATGTTCGCAAAAATGCGTAGAGGCGTAAAGGTTGATTACCAATCGTATGAACCCTTAAAGGAAGCGATCGAATCGTATCTGATTAACTCTGTGAAGGACATGGCTCGTATTGTCACCAAGAGCAAAACACGTGATGATGAGCAAAAGCAAAAATACTCAGACATGGTTCAAACTCTGATGGATGAATACGGGTACAATGAAACTTCTGCAGAAGAGGTTCTTACGTATGCTTCCAATAACCTATGGCGTGACTCTTAAGAAAGTCATACTGTTTCGCATGAGTCGGTATAATTACTCTGTAGTTATACCGATTTTAGTTTGAGGAGAACAAGATGAGCAAATTATTGAAGGAACGATGGTCTCGATTGGCATTTGGCAAAGGAAACCAAAGTCTAAACGAATCGGATCGTTTTCATGGAGTACTTCCACAAGAGTTATGGGAGATTAGTGACTACGAAGATTATCGAGACTCGGGTATTGATCTTCGTGGGTACTCAGATGAAGAGCTACAAATGAAAATTGAACAACTTCTCGAGGAAATCGAAGAAGAGAAAGAATACATGGACGACCCACAGAATCAATACGATTCAGCGATCGCTCCAAAGGAGTCTTTGATCAACTTCATCCAAGATATAATAGACCAAGGAGTACACCAAAGATGAGAATTACAGAATCAAAATTAAGACGAGTCCTACGAAGAATTATCTTAGAATTTGGCGAGAGTGATGCAGAGGTCATTAGACAATCACAAAACAGAGAAAAGATGATTGGAATCGGAATGGACGGGGGTACAATAGGGTTCGACCCTAATTGGGACTACGCAACTAACAGGCCTTTGAAACCGAAGAAGATGCATCGACTGAAACCTGAATTGCAGATGGTCGCTGACATGATCAGGGGTGGCGGAGTTGGTGACGATCTCGAACTTATGCCCGGCAGAAACGGTGGCCCACCGGACATGTTCTATTTTACGATGGTAGGATCAGGTATAAGAGCAAGATGTGATTACAAATCCTACAATGTACAAAAAAATCATCCGGAATTCACGGGTGATGGTTGTTTTGTCGAAGTCGTGGGACCGGATGCTGTCAAGTTTGCATGGCAAGAAGGGGCTGAAACAAACGATCCAGCCGATATAGAAAGAGTCCTAGAGAACTTCAAAGATTGGGCCTCGAACAACATCCAAGAAGATTCACCTTGGATGACGTTTGCTCCCGCATCATAAACTCTGAATTAATTCGAGCTTTTGTTTTCGTTTCAAACGTTTGATTCTATACTCTTCCTTAGAAGCTTCTGATCTATCGGCAACTTCTTTGGACCAGACCAATCGTACAGGTCGTCTAGACCTAGTGTATTTTGCAGACTTGAAAGAGTAATTGTGTTCAAGCAGGCGTCTATCTACGTCTGTTGTGATACCAGTGTAGAAACTTCCGTCTGCGCATTCGACTATGTATACGTACCATTTATTCATACTACTATTATAATTTCTAGAATTAATTTGTACAAACAGTCGCTATAGAATTAGAATATATATTAAGCTAATTGCTTAGGAGAAAAAATGAAACTTACAATTGGAATGCCTGAAATATTAATATTATTTAGTGCACTAATGTATAGCCAGTCCTATTGGTTCGCTATAACTGCTTTCTGTCTAGGACTTGTTGGACGTATAGCTTCGTATCTAATGGACTATGGTACAGAAATGAAAAAAGCAGAGGCCATCAATAAAAGCGCAGATGAATTAGGATCGGCTCTAACGGGATTGTTTGGTGGTTCACAAAAATAAATACATCACAGCTGATGCATGCACTGATTGGATCGAATGGTGTCGTTCTCTGCAAGATCTATACGAAACTGACAAATACTTTCAGAAAGGTGAAGTCATAGAAAAAGTAAGTAATCTTCGCATGAAACGCTGGATTACGGCACAGAACTTTAAGTCCTCTGATAGAGTCCTTAATTTTCTTCTTCTAGATTCGATGGTGTCGTCAAGTAATCGAGCACCGGGATCAGAATCCTACGTGCCTTATTTCTTATTCAACGATGATGTCGATTTATTAGGAAGATTCGGGTCTTCCGAATACCTATCGTTGGTCCGAAACCTTCGAGTCAGTGAACATGCAAAAGAAATCTTCGAAAGCATCTTCCGATTAGCTGGACCTCTAACGAAGATCATTGCCAAACAGTCATCAAGCTACGATACTGTCATAAAATACAGAGGCTCGTATTCGTTTCCCATGAAGTTAGATCCTCAGTTTCATAGAATGATCGGCCACACAACGACAATTGAACAAACAAACCCATTAGTGATTATGATCGAAGGTGCACCAGAGACAGTTGCAGAAATAAACCCGCTGTTGACGAGAAACTTTGAAACGAAAAGACCAGTTTTGTTAGTGGCAAGAAGTTTTCCGGAAGAAGTTAGTGCAACGTTAGCAACGAATTGGTTAAAAGGTTCCCTTTCTGTGTTACCTATGACGTACGGAACTTCGATAGAAACAATAAACTTAGCAGCTGATCTTTGTGCCGTCACTAAAGGAGTGTTGATCAGCCCTCATTTTGGAGATCTTGTAACGACAGCCTTGTTAGACGAAGACAAGTGGGGATCCGTCGATCGACTGGAATGGACATCTAGAGGATTGAATCTTTACAGTACGAATAAAGTCGACAGACACGTAAAGGCCATACTTAAAAAAATAGAAAACACACAAGAAACAGAACTGCAAGAGGTGTTACGAAATAGAGTTCTTTCGCTTTCTAACGATGCATTAGAGGTTTGGATACCAGAAAGTTCACCAGATCTCCTTAATGACATCGATCAAATGATCAAACATTACAATGCATACGTTGTGTCAGGCGTTGTAGATACCAAAATAGGAAAAATGCCTACTACCTTCGCAAGAGCCGCACAGGAAACAGCTAAATCTTTACGAGAAGAGATACTTAATATTGGTGGATTTCTCGTGAGGGCAAATAATGAAGTGGTGGCTTGAAGAAGGCGACGAATGGGACTTTGATAAAATCTTAGACTACGTTGCAGATTATGACGAAGTACACGTAGGGTGTGATTCTAAATATTATAGTCAAGGAACAAAGTTTGCAATTGCGATAGGAGTTTATCAAAACCCGTGTGTCACGTATTGGTATACGAAATCTAAAGAAAAGAATATCACCCGAGAGATTCGTTATCGATTATGGATTGAAGTAGAAAAAGCAATACAAGTGGCACTTAAGATTAGTCAACGATATCCACGTAAAAGAATTGTTGTCCACTGTGACATAAACTCCGATGATCGTTTTCCTTCGTCTTGTTTGAATCAATCAGCGAAAGGATACGTGACAGGCTGTGGTTTTGAATACAGAAATAAACCTAACGCCTGGTGCGCATCAGGTTGTGCAGATTATCACACAAGGTGAAGAATTAATTTTACGATAATTCTTTTTGACACATAATTATTCCGTGTGAGGAACGTATGAAAGGAATAAAACATGTAGTCGAATGTCATTGTGTACTTCCACAATTTAGAAGGCAACCAAATCCGCCATATCATAAGTTTGTTGTCTTCTCATTGTTCGATGACTCCGAGACTATAATTCCAAAACATGCAAGATGTAACAATTGTGGTGTTATTCACAACGTTATAGACGTTTGTAGATCTGAAGTGCTCCTTGGCCAAGAAGTAGGCGCAGTCATGACAAAGAAAGATTGTGGCATGATGCTACCAGCTGGCGTGAAACAGATCCTTGAGACGTATGGTTGCGAGGTACCTGATTGGGAACACGCACTTTATATTTTACAAAACGAAAAATGGGATGACTTTATTATTGTGAACCGAGAGGAAACCGAAAGTGGCGACCTTACTGGTAAGATCTTAAAGTTTCTCGGTCCCGGAAATTATCGTTTAGAACCCTTTTTGCAAAAGAGAACAACATGACAAATAAAACAAACACGTTTGGATCGTCAGATGTCGAAGATGAAATCAAAGACAAGATCAAAGCGAGAGAAATCGTACAGAGCGTTTTAGATTATGGTGTGAACCAGAAGCAAATCATCCAGATCATCAATCTTTTTGCGATGGAGCTGGAAAATGTCAGCCTGATGAAGGAACTGACGAAAGTAATAACCCAGTCTCGTGAAGGGACTAAATCCAACATCATTACAGGAGAGTAATCATGAGTAACGACATCACTGATAAGTGGCAAGAGATCAAGACTCTAATCGAATCCATCGATTTGGACGTCCATAAGAATGCGGCTGGCAATGTTTCTGCCGGTGTTCGTGCACGCAAAGGCCTTCGTTTATTGAAGAACCAAGCAGCCGAACTAGTCAAGATCACTGTAGAGTCAGACAAAGCTCGAAAAGCTGATAAGTAATTGTTCGACATCACTTGAGATAAATAACGAATGGATGAGCTTTTGCTCATCCATTTTAGTTTTCGAGTGAATAATTAACTACGTCCCTAAAACCAATTCTCGAATTTTTCTTAGGGCTTCCTTTTCGACTTGGCATATTCTCATGCGCGTTAATTCATGTAAATTACCTATCTGCTGTAAAGTTAAAGGGCCTTCTTGTGCTGCTATGATCGTGCAATTTTGCTTTTCTTTACACTGCAACCACAGTCGACATTCTCTGTTTTCGCAGGGAGTACCTTTGTCCTCGTTGGCTTGCCAACAGGTCGTTTCGTTATTTTCGTTCATAAATCGCTCCTATAATAATTCTATTGTATGGCGCGATAATTAATTTTACAAGGAAACATTTATGAGAAAGACATTTATTTTAGATACCTCAGTACTACTTTACGATTCCACAGCTATTCATTCCTTCCCGGGTAACGACATTGTTTTGCCTCTCGTTGTTTTAGAAGAGCTTGACAAGTTCAAAGAACGGCAAGGTCTCGTCGGCCAGAACGCTAGATACGTTAACCGTTTCCTTGATGAGATGAGATCTGTACAAGTTGATGACGATGGATGGAGAACAAAAGAAGAATACGACATGAGGTATCGATTCGAACTCAGCGTGGAGATTCATGAATGTGTTCCGGAAGGTTTTGACATTGGCTATAACGACAACATCATCATTGGGTGTGCACTTCACTTAGCATCCAACAGAGATAACGTGTTCGTAATTACAAAGGATATAAACCTTCGAGTGAAGTGCGATGCGGTCGGCCTTGGTGTCGAAGATTACTTGAAAGACAGAGTCGAAGAAGACGTGGACACTTTGTGTGGATGGAAAAAATTAGATTTATTCCCAGAAGACTTTGCAGAATTTTATGAAAGTGGTCGACTTAGAATAGATGAAGAAGCACACCCGAATCAATTTATCATCGGAAAAAGTGAAACGAACCAATCGTTGCTAGGAATACACAAAAAAGGCATGGTACACCCGTTAGTTCACAAGATGGACGGTCTCATCAGTGTCGAACCAAGAAACGCGGAACAGTCGTTCGCTATCGAGGCTCTCCTCGATCCTTCGATTCCACTCGTGTGTCTAACCGGGCTTGCTGGTTCTGGTAAAACATTCCTCGCTCTGATGGCTGGATTGTCGAGAATGAGTTCGGGTACTACGCCAAAGGGTAGAACACTCGGTGCTGACTTCCCACCAGAGATGCGAGTAGGATACGATCGTCTCGTTATTTCGAGAACATTGCAGCCTGTTGGTCGCGATCTTGGTTATCTTCCGGGGTCTATGGAAGAAAAGATGCAACCGTGGTTGATGCCTATTCTGGACAACGTACGTCACGCTTTCAAAGATACTTCATATTTTCAAATGATGATCGAGAAAGGCGACATAGAAATCGCACCGATTCCATACATTCGAGGTAGAACATTTTCTAACTCTATTCTTATCGTTGATGAGGCACAGAACGCAACCATCCATGAATTAAAAACGATCATAACTCGTATGGGAGCGAACTCAAAGATTGTTCTTCTCGGAGATGTCGATCAAATCGATACTCCTTACATAGACAGACAAAGCTCAGGATTGTCCATAGTTATTGATAAGTTCAAGGACTCACCTCTATGCGCACATGTAAACCTTTCTAAAGGCCAAAGATCGGATCTTGCTAGTGTCGCTTCTAACATTCTTTAGGAGATTCGTATGGCACGAACAAAAATAGACTTAAATCGGTTCAAAAAAGTTTATCCTCTCATGAGAAGATCACCGTTTTGGTATTATAAAGAAAACGGAGGCCTGATTATCGAGACTCATTCCGATACAGCGACAAGTGGCCAACTCGAGTTCACAACTGCAGAGACCTATAATTCTCCTGTCGCTGTGGCTTCGGCCGAGGACAACGTGAATGTTTGGATTTCATTAATCTCACCAGTAGGAAACGGAACATTTACGATCAGGGCACAGTGTTCCGACACATCTTATTCGGGTGTAATTCATTTACACGTAGGAGAGGGCAATGGATAGCGGTTTTGTGACATTCCCTGGAGGCGTGAGTCAAGTTTTAATTGACACAGCTGCCAATGCTTCTTCAAAAGTCGTGGCCACAGCCGACAATAACGTAAATGTGTGGGTCTCTTATAGTTCAGGTTGGTACATCAACGTTGGTGATTCTTCTTTCGTAGGAACAGTATACTATTCGATAAAAGCAGGAGTGTAAATTATGCCAGTACTTAAATCAGAAACACGTATCAGACAGATTGATACAACAGATCCGGCCACAGATGCATCTGAGTATGCCTCTGGTGACGTTATTTACGAACAAGGTAAAGGATTCAAAAGACATGATGGTACCAATTTCGTAGGAATCACGTCGACATTCGATGGCATGTTTATTAACACCGGTATTGTTGAAAAACTAACACACAACAACGAGGCGCACGCAACACAAGAAGACTATGACTGCGCAATTTCTCAAGTGTTCTTTAATTCAAGCACCGAAGGAAATTGGACAGCGAACTTAATTAATTTCAATCTTGGTCTTCACACCGCCACAAACGTAGTGATTATCGTACAACAAGATGCGAATCCTTATTATCCTTCGGCCCTTGTTCTTTCACCCGATGGAGACCGAGCGAATGGATCGACCCAGACGATACACTGGGCAGGTGGTGAAGCACCCACACCAACTCCAAACGGTATTGATGTGTTTTCTTTCACTGTTTTCAAACTTGATAACGCTGGAGTCAACTATGTTCTCGGACAGCTCGTACCATTCAAGAGTATCGGATAATGTTAGGTGGTATAACAGGATCGTTCAAAGCCGGAAGAAGATCATTCGAGGGTGGTGGATCTTGGGATCCCGGCCTTGATTTGACACCTGAACTTTGGATAGATGCGTCAGATGCATCTTCTTACACGCTCAAACCAGATGGTTCTGGTGGTTTCACGAATGATTTAGATTCATTGACAGACAAAACAGGAAATAACATTTTGGGTTTCAGTGGTGATCCTCAGAGAGCGCACAATGCGGTTGGTCTTGGCAAACCTGCCTTCTATGCCAACGGAAGTGAATCAATTCAAACAGAAGATGGCAACAGTAATCCTGTAAATGCAACAGTCACTGACGGGTTCGGAAACCATTGGGCCATCGGCGTGGTTCGTTTCGATGGTGTGAATGCATCAAAAGATTCGTTTTGGAGTTTCGAAGGTACTGGAAGAACATACGCTTATTCTGCTGGAGCTACAAACAACACATTCCCTGGTGAAATTGATTACGATGGAAACAACTCAATTTCGAGCGGTAATGCAAAAAACGAATTCAATCTGAATCTTTCGAGATACGCGTTTGCAATCGTCTCTATTGTTTTCAACAAAGCAGGCGATCAAATCTTTGGAAGGATCAATGGAACGACTAGAACATCTGTCGATGAATACGACAACAACATCGCCTCTATCGCACAAGCCCGTTTGTTCCGAAACAGAGGAAATATCCGAATCCAGGGATACATAGCAGAGTATTTTTATGTTGCCGATGTTCCCGGCACAGGCGGTACGGATATAAGTGATGTAGAAAAAGCAGAAGGATACCTCGCACATAAGTGGAATTTAACTGGAGTTCTTCCTTCTGTTCATCCCTACAAAAATAGTGCTCCTTAATTATAGAACATACGTTATGGAAAAGATAATTAGTGTTGTTTGGTTCTTCTCAGTTTGTTCGGTTGTTACGCGTAAACAAAACAAATACTCTAATTGGAGATAACAATGGCTAAATTACATAGCGAAATACGAAACAAGGCCGTCAACATAACCACGGCCGAAGGTGCTGCGTCTAATTTTGCTCAAGGCGATGTCATATACGATACAGATTCGTCAGAGTTTAAGATACATGATGGCACCACTTGGCAAGATGCTTTAAGTCCTACAGGGCTTGGAGCAAACAGTGTCAACGATACTCACATTGACTTTGGGACCGGTGCTGATCAAGTATCTTCTGATGACGTACCAGAAGGTGCTACGAACCTGTATTTTACCAACGCACGAGCCGACCAAAGAGCGACTTTAAGAGTCAACGCGGCTTCTCTGGAAAATCTATCAGATGTAGCGACGGGTGCCACGAATGGACAGGTGCTGAAATGGAATGATGCGGCTGGAGAATGGCAACCTCAAAACGAATCAGGCGGTGGAGCATCGGATCTCTCCGATCTTACAGATGTTCAATTGAATCTTCCAGCTGAAGGACACATCCTCTCATACGTTGCTGGAACCGACAACGAATTTCAAAATGTTCCGTTCTCAACTATAAACAGAACTGCATACGAAATCACCGCGAATGCATCGAGTGCCTATCGATTTTCTGGCCCGGGATTAGTTGGAACAGAAGATGATCCAAAGCTCTACCTCGTAAGAGGAAAGTCATACGTTTTCACGAACAATGCGGGTGGATCGCATCCTTTTCACATCCAAACGACAACTGGGGACATCGCGACACCCGAATCAGGCGACCGATATAATTCAGGTATCACTGGGTTGGATGGAGATGACCGATTGCTGAATGGGAATGCAATGGTTTGGGAAGTTCGAATGGATGCTCCTGACGTACTTTACTACCGTTGTGGAAGCCACTCGGCAATGGCTGGAGAAATACGAATCCTCGACGAAGGAGGTGGAAGTGCAGCTTCTTCGAAGATTGAAGATGGTACAGGCATTAATTTGGCAAAAGCTCAAATTGTCAATAACGACGTTGAGTTCTTTACATCGAATAGTCATCGATGGAGTATCACGTCAGCTGGTCATTTTCTTCCAAACACGCACGATGCATTCGACATTGGATCTGCAGAAAAGAAAGTTCGAGACTTGTACGTTTCAGATTCGTCTATCTGGATTGGCGACAAGCACAAGCTTGCAATTAACTCTGAAGGCGAAATGCTGTTCCTTAAGAGAAAGGTTGGCCGTATTCCATCTGGGGTGAACCCTGAAGATGATACAATCGAAAAGATTCGTACACAAGGTGGATTGGGAATCGATAAAACTCTGGAAAACATGAAGTTAGAAGATTGGAGACAATACGCCAATGCTCGTGGTATTGGAATGCATCAATTATACGACAAAGACGAAGATCTAGATTGGGAAAACGTTGAAAATGATAATGCTATTCAAAAAGCTGCAGCACCATCCACATCTACAGCAATCATTCGTAAGTTTCACGTTGCTGTCGATAACAAAGATCCTAACTTGTATCCTGAAGCTGGAGGCTCTGCGAATGCATATTATATTAATGGGCGACATGCTCCGGAATTAAGACTTCGTAAAGGGACATACAGATTTTATCAGAAGCACTTTTCAAATGATACTCACCCACTGGTATTCAGAACCAATAATGTTGGCAATGGCCACGAAGGTGTAGGAGCCAAACTGTGGTATGGATACACAGATATATCTAATCCTGCAAGCCCTACGGAGGTACGTCAGTCTGAATACGATGGGTCTTCTTGGATCTTTAATACAACGCCTTATGGTGACGGTGGATTGACATTCGATCCAACCCGCACTGATTGGGAACACTATGTGGATCTTACGATCACTGATGCCACCCCAAGAGAGTTTTACTTCGCTTGTGGCGCACATGAGAAAATGGGTTGGAAGATCATCAATGAATCTGCAGCTGTTGGTGGTGGTGCTACGAGTGCAAACGATCTATCCGACATCTCCACAGGCGGCGTACAGAATGGCGAAGCTTTGGTGTACAACGACGGACCCGGCCGTTTCGAACCACAGCCGATCTTACAGGACCTTCATAGCCAATTTGCTGATCGTCGTATTGACTTCCAAGTGAATGAGGTTAAATCTTTACATTCTACACTTAAGAACAACTTTGGTGGTCGGATTGTAATCGATTTGGACGTCGGAGGACCAAATGCATTTAATTCTGGTGCTGGCGATAAGATTCAATTGGATCTCGGCCAACTGTACGACATTTCTCCATTGCCAAAGACGATGAATTACGAAATCTTCTCTCGCGGAACTGATCCGTTTACGGTGGAGCTATCGAATGTCGCAGGCTATGGTGATAAGGTGTTACAGTCTGACATCCAAGCTCCAATCTCGGTAAATGAAAACGCAACTGCAACAATCTCCGTTGGAGAAGGTCAGATGTTGGTTATTTATTGTAGCGGAGCCTCTTGGTACTACGAAATAAGATCAGGACTATAATAGGAGATAACACATGGCATTCAAGACAGATCAGATCAAATTAAAAGAAGACTATGCTAACGACGGAGACGCAGGTACTCCAGTCGATGGGACACTTGCGCTCATAGGCGCAACCGGAAGCAAGCAATTAAAAATTCGAGATGATGGGGATTGGGTTGCCATCTCCGGTGGAGGAGGTGGAGGAGGTGCATCGCAACTGAGCGATCTGAGCGATGTCCCTTCTGCTCCTTCTACTCTTAACGCTGTTGGCGTGATAGATGCGTCTAACAATCTAACATTTTCAAAAATAACTGTGGCAAACATTGATTCCGCCGCGATTGATACGGGAACTGACTGGACAAATAATAACGACACGATTGCAACGACAGCAGCTGTTCAAAATTATGTTTCGTCCAATTACTTAACTTCGGAAACATCGCATGCTGACGTTTTAGTCGATGGCGACTTCGGATCTGCGGGCCTAATGACCACTGATGGTGCGGGAAATTATTCAATAACAGCTACGAACACTTATCTAACCTCTGAAACTTCTCACGCTGACGTGGTTGTGGATGGTGACTTTGGCTCTGAGGGCATAATGCGAAGAGGAAATGCGGATGGTGTTTATTCTGTCATCACAGATAATTCCACAAACTGGGACGCTGCATACGCTTGGACACAAGATCCTTCCAATTATTCAACAGTTGATGACTTAAACGATCTGTCAGATGTTGCAACACCAGCGACACTAGGTGCTTCACACGTAGGTAAGGCAGTTGGAGTAGTCAGCAGTTCCGGAACTGCATCTTCGATAACATTCGATTTTAGCGGTGTAGGAGATGGTACCGGCATCGGAGGAAACATTTACTTCGAGATTGGCGGACAAGAC